GCCTTGCACAAAATAAAAACTTTGCATTGTTAGTATCTAAATGTAGAGGTGTGGTGCCACAAGTAGACGAAATAGAAACCATGCCTACAGGTAGTCTTTGGGATGAATTAAAAGATGATTATATCAAAGCTAATCCAGATTCTAAGAGCATGGACAACAATAACAGCACGTTGAAAATGCCTCCAGAAGGGTATATACTGCCATTACCAAAACCAAAAGATGAGTAAGAAGCCATTAAATATATCCGAAGAAGCAGCTGTGCAAATGCCGATGAAGACGGTTGCCTCGTTGATCGCGATGGTTGCAATTGGGACCTGGGCTTATTTTGGGCTACATGAATCATTAAACCAAACTCAAACAAAATTAGAGTTGATGTCAAAAGATTTAGAAGAAAATACAGAGTTTAGAATAAAATGGCCACGTGGACAACTTGGTGCACTGCCCGCGGATAGCGAACAATACATGATGATCGAGGATTTATATAAGACTACAGATAAATTAAATTCACACATAGAATCAATGGCATTAAATAAAGTAAACATAGAATTTTTAACAAAACAAATGGAAAAAGTTTTAGAAGACATTGAAGAATTAAAAGATGGTGCAAGAGACATGCATTATAAAAATGGTAATGGACAATGACAGAATTTGTAGTAGCTTTACTTATGTTTTATAACGGAGAGATTAAGGAACACCGTATACAAGATAATATGGCCTCATGCCTCCGATCAAAACGCCACGCGGAACGCCAGTATAGTGAGTCTATTTCCTACAAATGCATTAAGAGTATGGCAGAAACAGAGATATATTTAGGTGAAAAGTCAATTAAAAAACTCATCCTCAAATAAAATTGCTAAAGAATTAAAGGATAGACGATACCATCAGCGTGTGGTAAAGAATAAAAAAGCATATGACCGGAAAAAATTTCAAAATAACAGCAGAGATAGTTAATGGCATCTGTCCTACGTGTGATGAGTATACACCTCTAGTAGGATTAACAAAACAATTTTTTAGATGTTTAACTTGTGGTTCAGATTTAGAACAACACATAAATGGAAAGATAAGTTACATACCTCATTTACATAAACATACATTACAATCAGAGGTAGATAAGTATTTTAATGGCCAAGAAAGCTAAAGGTTTATACGCAAAAGTTGCACACGTACCTGTATTTCACAAGACAAGTATAGGTAGAAATCCCAGTAAATGCAAAATGAACAAATCGAAGCGGCGTAGTTTCAAAAAATATAAGGGACAAGGGCGTTGACAATCATCCCAAATTATCCTAGTATCTAATTAGAAATAAATACAGGAGAAAAAATGGAAGACAAAACAACAGATAAAATAGTAATACTAGCAAAGCTTTGTGCTATATCAGATATGCAATTAAAACTTCAACAAGACAGGAGTCAACTTGAAAAAGAGTTAGAACAATTAGAGGAGAATGAAAGAAAAAATAATCACAATTAAACCAAAAGGAATCTCACAAAAACAATGGGCTAATCTTTTATTAGAAATAAATATAATGAAAAAAGCATGGAAACCATATGGTGTGGATATGCAAGTTTCAGCACCAGGATTAAAAAATATAATAAAATGGGGGACTAGATCTTATGAAAACAAAGAAAATAGATCAAATAGCTAATCTTTGGTATAAATTAGTAGAGGAGTTTGCAAACGATGGATTTAATAATTTTAAACGACGGGTTGTATCAATTAATTCCTGTCACCAAGCAGATGATGGAACATATATCTTTATTGGGCGAAGTAAATTGCATGGATCTGTGCGATATACTAAGACTAAAACTAACAGGATACGTTGATACACTAAACTTACACATCATGAATGATGGTAGTGGTAGTTTGATTGGTTGTATGTGTAGATGATACACCTACCCTAAAGAGAGGGAAAAATAAGGGTAGGTAATGATGGGAAAATATTTCCTACCATAACGCTACTATATTGTCAAATAGTCTCCTCTGGGGTGCAGGTAAATCTAATATAGATACCGTGTTTGTTAGCTTCTTCTTTACCAATCTCTTTCATTTTAACAAGAGATTCAGCATAACCAAACATCATACAATCATAATTATTATTAAATGTTTCAGGCCATGGGTATGGTGCCATACAGGTGGTGTGCACCTGTGAACAAATAATTAAACTTAATAATATTTTCATTGACAATCCTACAATTTATCCTATATTAACCCACAATATGAAAGGAACCAATCATGACAGATATGAGTAAATATAAAAATGTTTCTTTAACTAAAGAAACATACAGGGTTTTAGAATTGTTATCAAAGGTATTATTGCCCGATGCAAAGTTGTCCGTGTCTAAGACTATAGAAGCAATTGCAAATGAGAAAGCAAAGAAATTAAATGGTAAAATTAAAAAAAGCTAGAATAAGAATTACAATCTGCAACACGTGCCATGGTAATGGTTACGTTAGAGTTGCAACTGGTGACACATCTCTTGATTTTAGAGATAATAGTCAGGTACATCAATGTTGGGATTGTGACTCGGAGGGAGAATTTTATGAAGAAATTGTTGATGATCTTATCGATGATGGTCCTTCTAACAAACTGCACTAAAAGTTTAGAGTTTGATGGATTTGATCCGTCAACAACAGTGTTACGTTGGGTCATTACAGGAGATAAAAAGTGATTCCTAACACAGATGCAGCCTACATTGCAGGGCTATTCGATGGTGAGGGCAGTATTACTTACAAACAATATATGCGTAAAAGAAAACACAACAAGAAAGCATATCCAACTTGGAGTATTAGAATGGAAATAGCTATGACTGATGAGTCTATTTTACGTTGGGTTCACGAAGTGTTACAAGTGGGCACCGTTAATCCTAAGAGATACAGAACTAAATATACTGTAGGTTGGAAAAAGCAATGGCGTTGGCGATGTCAGTTTAGAGATGCATACTTTGTGGCGTGTTTGATTTGGCCTTATGCTCATGTAAAGATGATAGGTATCCAAAAGATTATTGATCACTACGGCGATCACAAATTAATTAATGGTAAAGTCGTAGATTTAGAAGAATATAGAAAGATAATGAGCTTAGAATGACAGAACTACCCTGGAAAGATAAAACAGATAAAGAAATAGAATTAGTATATTTTATTATTGATTTTAATGATCATGGCTTTTCCCATGTAAAAATAGGAAAATGTGTTCCTAAAAATATTAATCAAGTAGAAGATCCAGAAAATGAAAAAGCAGTTTACTCTAGGTTAAGTGGTTGCTCGACCGGTAATCCACGAAAACTTTATGCACTTGGATATATATTTAGTGATGAAAAATATTGGCACAGTGTATTGAGTCAATATAATACTAGAGGGGAGTGGTTTAATTTTGACATGATAAAAGGTATACTTTTTCATTTAAAACTACAGCCAGTAGAAAAATCAATTAAGGATTGGAAAGATTCTTTACATAAAATTTTATGGGATGAATATTTTAATCGAACACGATTTGAACACGATGATAAGCGTAAAAAATTTCTTGAAAAAGAAACCGAGAAAAAACGAGAGAGAATAGATAGATATACATACGAAGATTTTTTAAAAATTGTTACAAACAGTAGCTATGGTGATATTGTAAATGATGCTTTAGATAATAGATGGAAGACGGGTAGAGGAGAGTTTGGTAATAATCAGATTATGAATACCTATAACGTTTATAATAGACATATTAGTAAACTTTTAGACCTAATGTTTCAAGGAGCTGACACTCAAATTAAAACTAAAAAAGGCTCTGTGATAGATAATTTTAATGACGTTATTCACGATGGTGACCCTTATTTTAATTTAAATGGTCAGGGCTGGACCTCTGCTTCTGGTATTTCACTACGTAATGCTGTCTATCTCTGGGATCATGCTAATCCTAAATTAAAAGAATTAGCAACTAACCTTGTTGAAGAAGACGAGAAAAAATTAAGAATAGAAAATGTATATGATAGGAGCACGATTTAAAACGATGTTAAAATTTTATATATGGGTGATGGGTTGGTCCGGTGCGATTAATAGTTGGGCTTGGCGTAAACAGGCTAACATGATTAAATATAAAGAGAAAAAAGACGAAGAGGATTATATTAAGGAGTTGAAAAAGAAACTATGAGTGTTGAATTTGGATTAGGTATGTTTGGTTATAGTATGTTATGTTTAATTATAGGTGCGTTAATCGTATATTATTTTATTAAAGATCTATGATGAGTGATAAAGACATTCAAGAATACCATAACATTGGTAAAGCTATCAAATTTAGTGAGAAATATACCTATGTCAGTGCCACACGGCACGAGGACCACGGAACACGGCTCTATGATGTAAATGGTACTAGACTTCCTAGTGTCACTACTATATTAGCACGGACCAAGGATCAACAATTTTTAAAAGAATGGAAGGCCAAAGTAGGTGAACAAGAAGCAGAACGAATCAAAAACTTGTCTAGTAATCGGGGGACAGCTATGCACAAATTCCTGGAGCATTATATTACAGGAACTGGGTACGATGATCTTACAAAACTCGGACAGAAGGCGAAAGCCATGGCCAAAAAAGTTATTGAAGTGGGTCTTGCACCGGTCGAAGAGTATTATGGGTCGGAAGTTACATTATATTACCCTGGCCTTTATGCTGGGTCTACTGATTTAGTTTGTCTACACAACGGCAAAGAATCTATTGTAGATTTTAAACAAGCAAACAGACCAAAGCGAGAAGAGTGGATTGAAGATTACTACATGCAGATTGCAGCATACGCCATGGCTCATGATTATGTGCACGAATCTAAGATAGAACAGGGTGTAATAATGGTGTGTACCCCTGACCTATACTATCAAGAATTTGTTGTAAATGGGGCTGAATTAAGGCAATGGAAACATAGGTTTCTCAAAAGACTGGACATGTATTATGACCTAATGCATGATGAGAAAGAAAAAGCAAATGTAAAAATAAAAGAGGAGGACTTCTACAATGGAGCGTGATGACAAATGAATGATAAAATGTTTAAAGCTTTAATGAAAAGATATGATGCAGAGATAGAAGATGCATTATACAGAATAGATTGTATCAATGACCACAACTTAATTATACCCGAACATACGGATATACTAGGTGAGGTTGACAAAATGTTACAAAAGATTTCAAGCGCAGAGGATAGATTGGCAGCATTGAGGCGACATTATGGTGAAAAGAAGGCAAAAGATTTACTATAAGGGATCTAAAAAGTTTAAAAAATTTTTAGAAAAAAAGCAGGTAGTAAAAAGTGTCTTTTTGTCGTTTTAGTGTATTATTGGCATAAAATAAGGCTTTTAGGTAGACATTTTTAGTGACACTTTTTGATTAGGTAGACAAAAAATAATGTCACTTTACAGAAAGGCCTTCCGCGAAACGTTTTGTTTTTGTCTCAGTAGTTCAAAACTTTCTAGATCCCTTATACAAAACTGATATAAGGGGGTATGCCTAGGAAAAGAAGAAAAAGAATTGCAACTGATGGAGCTCCCGAAATAC